ACCGACGCCGCGACGGTGGTGAGGTGCGTGCGGGGTGCGGGGAGCCTGTCGTAGTTGGGCACGCCGTTGGCGGCGAGCTGGGCGGTGGTGTTGCGGATGTCGTTGAGGTCGTAGACGGTCTTGTCGGCATAGTCCTGCGTGCTGGCGGTGAGTCGTTTGATCTGCTTCTCGCTGACGCCGGCGAAGTTCAGTGTGCTGGCGAACTTCTGGGCGCTGTCGGAGGCGCTGGTGATCTCGCCGGACAGGCCCATGAACGCTTCGATGGCCTTGCCCGCGACGCTTTGCGCGATGCCGGTGATGACGCCGAGTTTCGCGCCGAAGCCGCCGGCGAAGCCGTTGCCGGCTTTGATGCCGGCGGTGTTGCCGGCGGTTTCCGATGCGCTGCCGAACGCCGATTCGATGGCCTTGCCGACGCCCTTCATGCTGGGCACGACCTGCACGAACGCGGTGGCGATCTCGATTGCCATGCTATGCCTCCCTGATGGTGGTGCGCGGTGCGGCCAGGTATGCGGCTAGTTGTTCGTCGTCCATCGCCATGACCTCGCCGCCCGTGGCTTCATGCCGGACGGTGCCGGGGCGTTGGAGTTGTCCGCGCCAGCGCGCGCCCTTGCGTGAGGCTTCCTTGGTTTTCGTCCAGGCGAGGAACGCGAGGCTGTCGCGGATGTCGGCGAGAAGGTAGGTTTGGTCGTCCCATGCGAGGCGCGGGTTGAGTTTTTGCCAGATGATGGACTGGCGGGGGAGGTTGGCGGCCAGTGCGGCCGCCCGGTTGGCGGGCAGTTCGCCCGTCCATATGAGGTCGGGGTTAAGCCCATAGAAACGCTGGAAGTCCGCTTCGAGCGCGTCGGGTGCCGTGGCGAGCATTCCTATGAGCGTCAGGAGTTTGGGGCGACCTGTTCGAGGAGCTGGGCGATGAATTCGCTGACCTTGTCGATGCTCACGCGCCCGGTGTCGGGGTCGCGCAATGCGTCCTTCCTGGCCGTGTACCGGGGGCCGACCAGCCGGGCGCACCC